TTCATTATGTCCACCTCGCATCACACATATCTTCCGTTTGTCTTGTTTCACCATCAATATCACGTCCCTTTGAACGGGACACACTGATGATACGTTTCCAGTCGTTCTCACCACACTCACAGTCACGTGTCTTGATTGTCCCAGGATCAATCTTCATAGTGATAATTTCTCTAATGGCACCACATGCACCACACACACAATCGTAAATAGGCATTCGTATATCCTCAGTATCTTATAATTGTAACATGTTTATTGGCCTTTCTGGCCAACTCTATAGAACTCTTTGTACCCTTGGAACTACCGTCCCAGAAGGCGATTACCTCATCACACTCATCAATAATGAGCTTGTTGCGGATGAAACCAGCGCCTTTACCGTACTTGTTCCACTCCGCTTTATATTCAATCAACTTCAAGTGATGATCATTAGCGTATCCAGATGCTATGGTATCAGCGCCAGAAGCGGCACCAGACACGATTGTATCATCACCCATCACATACTTGTCCAACTCACGATAAGCGTGGTACTCGTCTGTGAAGTCTCTACCTCCTATCACTGCCCATTTCATCGCTTGCTCCATTCTCTCAATCTCATCTCCGCCTTCAACCCTTTATGTGAGTTCTTCATTATATCATCCTCAATGTATGCTTGTGAATAGTCTTGGAGAACCATTTCATTCACATCCTTACATCCTGGTATAGGATCAGCAATACACACGCGATATCCCTGCTTAATCTTCTTAGCCATAGCGTTCACGATCTCTTTGTTTCGAGGTTCTCTGTCAAATGCGAAGATGACCTTATCCTTGGGAAACGGCAACTCACTGATTGAAGCACCTGCCATAGCAAGTGAGTTATTTATGAAGAGTGAGTCAATGGGTCCTTCCACTACGATGATGTCCCTCGAGGGATCGATCCGCTCCTGCCCATATATCTTAGGCACGTCATGAATCTTAATAGTGAGGTACTTCACATCAGAGGGCCCATAGGCACGTCCCTGAAGGGCTATGAGACGTTTATTGACATCATAGAAGGGTATGACCAGTCGAGGCTCATCACGTCGATACTCGTGCTCTGGCAGCAGTGTCTTGACGAACTTATGAAACTCATCAGCGTGATATAAGAGGTGCCACCTGTCTTTAGGGATGCTTCTATCAGCCACATATATATGAGCTGAATGATCAGGTGCCAGCGTTGATACTTTAGGGATCGATAGAGATGCCTTCTTCGTGAATGTTGGCTTATCCACCTTAATGACAGGCGCCTTCTCAATATGTCTTTTGGGGGCACCAAACTTCTCTAAACGGTACTCCTTATAGAGGTTGAAGTCGTACTCCTTCAAGAACCATTGGAAGTCATTAGAGTAGTTGCAATTGTAACATATCACTCCCGTATTTTTGTCACCGTCAATGAACCAGAAACGTGCTTTGGTTGAACTCTTCTGGCTATCACCACACATAGGGCAACGAGCATTGAATCTATGTGTAGCACCAGTCACACCCTTCTCTTTGAACTTGTCCAACCTCAAAGACAGTCGGCGTATAAATGTCAAATCAATATGATCCATCTTTTCATTATACATCAAATTCATGTTGTTGTAAATGCTAAATAGAAGTGTAGGCCGCGATACTGGACATATCCGTCTACTCTAATTCTTATCAACCTAATAACAGGAGAATCAGCTATGTTCTATTTATACGTCAAAACGCACAATAAAACTGGCCTAAAGTACCTAGGCAAAACAATCAAGGTGCCAGCCAACAAAATGTGGAAGGGATATGTCGGCATACAGTATGTTGTCGAGTTTGAGAAGATCAAAGACCTTGGTGATTTCTTAGGCCTATCGAGAACCTTCGTTGGTACTGTTATACGCGACGGCACGAAATTGATAGGTGAGACTGCGTACTATAAGTCATGTTATCTTCAGTCATTAGGTCCATCTATCATCGGAAAACCATGGAGCGTTGTTGGTATATACAGATCTCTACAATCACAATACGAGCCCGATTCTATATAGTGACCTTGAACTTATACGGCGTATATACACCAAATAGATGGTGTTGTTATTATATCACACGAAAGATGGTCCCAAAACCCTCAGTGTGAGTGAGGGCTTTTTTTACGTTATATCAGAAACATACTGTTTCACAACATCTCTGTATGCTAGATATTCAGCATACTCACCATCAGGATCACTATTATCAGCGTTATAGTTGTTCACCAACGCAATTTCATCCTCATATTTATACCTTGACTTGATACCCGCGGCGATGAGATTGCCGTCCTTAACAGCAATTGAATCACATACCCATTGAGTACGTGCCTCGATACCGAGTTCTAAATCGGCAGGGATATTCGCCTCAACGGAGTTAATATTGAGGTAAGTGATGTTGTTCTTGACGTGGGTTTTATCTGCTTGAGATTCAGAATACATTTTCATATTGAGTTTCCTTTTAATGGATTGATTGATACTTATACTATTTATCATTGAGATATTCGGAGTTGACATATAAATCGAACATATTCCAACCATTACAATGTTGTGTCCAACCCCAATAACTCATAATAACAGCTCTAACATGAGAATGAGTAAATAGATCACCAAATTTCTTGAAGCGTTTGAGTGCGTCATGAAACGAATCTCGGTTTCTTCTTCTCATTAATGTGTGGGTGTTGTAAAATCTATAACCTAGAAAATCCAATCCTTTATTGATAGGAAATACCCGCCAATCATCCTTCAACGTCATATTGAGATTATTCAACTCATCCTCAATATTAATCCTACATTTATGGAGTTCATTCTTACTACTAGAGAACAGCACAAGATCATCACAATATCTAAAATAATTCTTTATTTTGAGCTTTTCTTTAATATGATGATCAAGATCTGATAGAAACACGTTTCCCAAATATTGTGATAAGTAGTTGCCGACAGGAATGCCATCATCACTAGAATCTATAATTGTATCGATGAGCCATAATAAATCAACGTCTTTGATTTTGCGTCTGACTTGTAATTTGAGAATATTCACATCTATGGATGGAAAGAACTGCTTGATATCCATTTGTAAACAATATTTCATACCATCTTGCTCAGATCTCAATCTGTCCTGTATATGATGAACACAATCATGAACACCACGGCCCTCTAATGATGCGTAAGTGTGTCTAATGAACACCTTCATCCAAATAGGCTTCATAACCTGAATAATACAGTGTTGAATGATTCTATCGGGAAAGTACGGCAGCTTGAAAATTTGCCGGTGTTTGTGTGATGATGTTTTCCAGAACGATTCATATGGCGAAACAGCATATGTCTTATTTTCAAGCATTTCACGGATCTGTTGAAAGAACGGTTCCGGATTTGATTCTATTTGTTGAACTTGTTGGTAATACCGCTTACCTTTCTTAGCATTACGATGAGCCTCTCTTATATTTTCGAGGTCATATATTTTATGATATATATTACCAACACGTTTCATATCCTTCTAGTTCCCTTTCTCAGAGCGTTCGAGAATTAACCTACTAACACTTAATGAGAATTGCTCTTTATTTCATCAAGAGATGACGACGATTTCTTTAGCACTGTTATTTGACATAGAACCAGTAGGTGGTGCGTGACCCGATGTTGACGTTAGAGTTCGACGAAGTATTGTTCGCATTCAGGTTGAACACACCCGCGCTGGAAGCATTATTAGCATTCCCACCAGATAACACGAGAAACCACAACAATCGCACATCATCAGAAATCACCGCTCCAAGGACTTCCACCTTGAAATGTGACTAATCATATTAGCAATTCAAAATTACAAATGTAATCTATAATCATATTATATCAAATATACCATTCATTGTAAACTTTGGCGGATACTTTAAACGTATCCGCCAAAGTCAAAATCAGAAGGCGACGCGCGACCCGACGTTGACGTCCCAGTGCGACGAATTACGGTACGCATACAGGCTGAACACACCCGCGCCGAAAGCATTAAGAGCATTCCCACCAGACAACACGACGCAGTCGCCTGAATTCTGGGCATACCAATCACCTATCTTAGTGGTTGAATATGCTTCGACACTAGCTGGTAAGAATCCGACACTATCAATTAACGTGTCCTGATATCCACTTGAACTAGAAGCAGTACCTATGGAGACATATCCGGTGGTTGTGTCATCAGCAAATGAAGTATCGTCATTAGATACATAATACTGTTGGTAATATATATTCACACCATCAATAAATGTCCGAATATTACCATACCAATTCTCAATGCCCCTATATGTCATATATGCATTATTAGTATTACCAGCAACACTATTAGTGCCATTCCCGTCACCATTAGACTTACCGCTAATACCTAAATAAGAATCACATGTCCAAGTGCCGGCTGACATTTCAGCTCTTCCCATGCCAATAGTCTCTTGAGAGTTGAAATCTTGATATTCAACAAGATACAACAACTGAACAGCAGAGTTCAAATAGAAGTCTGTTTGTCTCCATCCAGCCCCTCTTGATGATGCTTGAATTCTAAATTCTGATCTAGTCTGATGTCTGGTAGGACATCGGTCGGATGATGATCCTAATTTACCGTCATCACTATAGCCTTCATAAGCACCAAAATATCTATGAGGGACTTCAATACCATTCTTAATAAAAGCTGGATGGACGATAAAGTCATCTTGTGCTGCGAATGAGATCTGGTAACTATGGA